TACCGCCGCACTTAGCAGTGTAAAGTTGAAAGTCGTTACCGCTAACGTTTCGAACGTAGTAGTCGGTGTCAGCAGAGACTGTAGTCGTAGTAGTGATACTAGAAAAACTAATTGCGTCGCCCTCTTCGTAAGTATGACTAGCGATAGTTACTAGATCTCCGGTAGCGGTAAACGTGGCGCTCTCGCCTGTTTTTCCGTTTTTGAATTTTAGCAAAATGTATTTGCCGCCCTGTTCAGCCATGAGTAGCCCCCTATATTTTTACTGTTAAATAATTGTAATCTAAAACCCCGTGTAGTGTCACGCCGTCTTCCTCGACAAAAGTCAGAGTCTGATTATGTCTTAGCTCGACCGTTTTCCAACCGACCGCAGCAATGTCCTGACAGTGAATCAACCCATCGATAGTTTCCATTATTTCATGCAAGACCTTACGGCCTTTGCCCCTATACCATACGTGAATTTTTAAATCTCCGTCCCAGCCGTTCGTCGTATGACTAGACCTATCGGTCCAAACGTCGTCGGCGATTACAACGAACGGATAGTCTACGTCCTCTTGAGGAACGTGGTCATAAATCCCATTGACTTGAGCCGAGAGCGTAGCGTCTGCCGATAAAATGGCATAAACCCGCTTTTGTGTTTCCGTTTGAGCCCAGGTCATTTAATTTTCCTCATGCACTTCTCATAAGTGTTTTCGTATGCTTTCTTTTGATCTTCTTTTGTTTTATTAAACGCAGGCTTTAACCAAGGTCTAGCCGCCATGTTTCGAGTGCCGAATTCAAGGTGAGTGCCGTAGTCAATATTAGTCCCTACTTTGTACGTGAGTTGATCTACTTTAGCTACGAATAAAGAGTTAACGAGCGTCCCTGTATCTACGTTCGGAGCATCCCCAGGCTTCGAAGCTGTGTGATTGACACTCCCTCTCCTGTAAATTTCCCCCTGGCTGATTGAATGCATATCCCTTACGGCTTGGTTTTTAACCACGTTCGCTGCTTTAAAAAGGGCCTTACTAATACACGATGCGCCGGATTTTTCTGCCTTCTTAAGCCTCTTTTTAAAGCTCTTAGTGCCTGAGATTTTAAAGCCTATTCTCATGTCCCGACCCCCTCTTTACATTCTAATAGCATGTACCTGGACTCTTCAAGGTCTCGCATGATTCCTTTGATTTCGAATATTCTAGAATTGTAAACGATACGGCTCTTTTCCGTAACCGTATCAAGGGTTCTAATAGTTATCTTATGACTCGTCTTGGCTTGAAGTTGTTGAGAGTAAAATTTCTCTTCGGCTTTAACTGGACGAATGTCTGCCCACACGGTAGCGAAAGTGGTCCAAACCTCGGAAAACCCACCCATGCCGTCAGGCGTTTCGGTAACTGCTTGTATCTCTATACGCTGCCTAAGTTTACCGATTCTAAACTTCATAGGCTTTTCACCCTGTAGGCTTCGACAAGCATTAAAGGAGTCGACGGAACCTTGACGCTCTCATCCCCTCGGTGCTCATACAAATGACCCGTCAACTCCTTAACAGCTTGCACTATTGGATCAGGTACGGAAACGTACCCTGCAACGACTCTGATTTGTACTGCGTTGAGAGTTCTCAACGTAATGGAAGGCCAGACTTGACCAAACCCTAGTTTTATTCTAGGTGGTGAGCTGTAGGAATCTACATTGTAATTGGCAGAGTCGAACGTGTATTCTGTATCGTCGGGACTAAAGTACTTAATATGGGTTACTGATTGTATTGGTGTAATCGGGACCTCGATCTCGTCAAGATCTGCGTAGAGTTGATTGACCGCGCCCTCTCGAACGCCGTCCCACCAAAGGTCTGATTTGTAATTCCTCGGCCATGAGTCGAGATAAAAGTCCCAGGTTTGGGTAGCGAATACCCTATTTGTGTACTTTTCAAGCCTAGTCGTTGCTGATTTAACCAAAGCGTCGATCAGAGTGTCCTCGTCTGAGTGATCGACTTTTAAATAGGCTTTAGCATCTGCCGTGCTAACTAGCTGACTTGGTGCTACGACTAGATTTTTTGTTGGCATTTTTTACCTCTTTAACCTTACCCATTTTCTTTAAAACGGTTGAGTCGACTTCCTTAACGCGCCCTATATCGCCTCTGTATAACCATCTTACTTGGCCGTTATCTCTAATTAAAATATTATCTACCGCTTCGACGGTTTTATGCCTAATTCTCATATAGATTTAAAGGCGTGTCCCAGGACGAGGATTGCAAAGACGTGGCAAAAGCAATTAAAGTCCCGGGACACCCTACCCCTTTTTAAGCTTCGGGCTTAGCCAAGCCGTGACCGCCGACGGCTACTATACCAACGGGAATCCCGTTAGTGTGTGTACCAGTCAATCGAACAACAGGTCGAACGTAACGCTTATGACCTTTGTACCCTACTTTGAAAACGGCTTCGTCCTCTGCAGGGTCGTCGATCTTAGCAAACGTACCAGTGTTAGTACCGGTAACGGCTTCGCTTAGATCAGCATCGGCGCAAGCTTCGAAAGTAGAATCGTCGTCGCTATGCTCTAATTCAAGCTCTGCGTAAACTGATCCGCTAAGAGTGTCGCCAGATTGTCCGACTAGGGCCAAGAACATAAGCGATCCGTAGTTCTGAACGTCGAAAGACGCCAAAGCAGTTTCGCTGGCAGTTAAAACAGCAGGGTCGAGTTTCTGCTCTACCTTTAAGTTGTTTTCTAAGTCTTTTCTCATTTTATCACCTCATTAGAAAGTTAGTTAAAAAGTGCTGGGTGATCGGCTCACCCAGCAAAGCCGCGCTTTAAGGAGTCTGCAAACTAGAACACCTAGATCACACTGAAATTTTCAATAACTTCATGGCTTCGCCATTCTTAACACCACCGCCAACACGCTTAGTAGTGTAGAACTTCACCCAACCTTTAAGAGTTAGGTTGTCTCTCAAAGTACGGATTCCAATTCGGTCAACGATTTGATATCCCGCTCGGAAGTCACCGAATGCAATCGGTAGAGCATCTGCAGCTACTGCAGGCATGTCGTCAGCTTCGTAGATTGGGTAGTTCATAAGCATATCAGGCTCTCCGGATTGTAGGCCAGGTTGCCAAACGTATTGACCGTCACTGTCTTTAAGAAGTCGAACCTTCTCAACAGTGGCTCGTTTCATTAAGAAAGATGCGTTTTGTTTGTAGAAGGCTTTCAATCCGTAAACTAATTTTACGAGAGCGTCGTCCTCTAACTGAGAAGCGTGACCGCCAGCAATCTGCTCAATTTCGTCATAGCTAGATCCGTCAGCGTACTCTAAGATCCCTTTAGGCTTAAGAACACCGTTACCAGCGATAAAGGCGCTCTCTTCCATGCGGGCAAACTTCATTGAAACATGCTCGGCTAACCACTGCTCGATATTAATTGCTGAATCATCAAGCAATTTTTGAGTCGCTTTAGGCTCTGCATAGATTTCATGAACAGGAATATTGATCTTAGCAAGCTCTGGAGTGTCGGTCTCAGTTCGGGCTTGAGTTTCTCCGACCCAACCAGCAGAGGCCTCGTCGTAGTCGACCATGATGTCAAAAGACTCAGTCGAGATAGTTTGAACGCTAGCGAGTTGTCGCATTGGATTAGATTCGAAAACCTTTTTAATGATCTCAGTGCTCATTTGCTCAGGTACAGTATACCCGCCGTCTGGGTCGCTATCTACAGAAAGGGCTTTTAGCTCGACTTCGGAGCCGCTCATTGCAAACTTTTTCCAAGCAGCAGAGTAGGCAGCAGCTTTTTCATCAACGTCTTTTTCTGGTCCGCGAGTAACGTTTCTGGCGGCAGCTTTTTGAGCAGCTTTAACCTCTTCTTGAGTCTTAGTAATTTCTTGGTTGATCTTTTCGATCTGCTCTTTTAGGAGAGGGTCGTCTGATTTTTTCTCTAAAGCAACGAGTCGCTCGTCATGCTTTTTTTGAAGCTCATCAACTAGACCCATTAAGGCATCTACTTTTTTTTCCATTTTTGACTATCCTTGTTTAAGTTGTTTTATCAATTTATCTAATTTTTCTTCAATCGAGTGACCGTCGTCGGTCGGGTCAATATCTGAACTAACAGCGGGTCCTTGTTGGAGTGCTGTTTTAATTTCATCGTCAGTAAAGCCGTTGCGGTGCGCTACGTCTAGAATGAAGTCTAGCGGTAATCCGTTTTTAACGCCCGTGATATTGGCTTTCGGGTTAGCTGGGAAAGTAACGATAGAGTACTCCCAAAGCTTAATTTCTTTTAACCTTCTTACGCGAGGGTTTTCGGGATCTTCTACGGCCTTAATAGTTTGAAACCCTATCGATAACCCCATAGGAGCCCCGAGCTCTGCGGCTTGAAGGGCTAGCGAGTATTTCTCTTTTCCTGCTTGAGTGTCGAGATTTATCCTACCCTCTATGAGTAGGCCCTGATCGGTCTCTTCGGCTCTCTCGTTAAACCCGATAAGCTTTGTTGGGTCATGATCGGCTAAGATAGGGAAGCGCCCCTTTTGATTTTTAATAGTTCTTTTAAAAGCGCCTTTATCCACAACCTCACCATAGCTATCCACATTTCCAAAGACAGAGGCAAAGCCACGGATCACGCCTTTTGAGTCAGCATCGTCTATTTTAAGTTCGAATGATTTTGTTGAGACGTTCATTGCATTATAACCTTTCGCCCATTTTCGCTCACTATGTTAAGAGCTTTGTAAAATAAAACGTTATGTTTTTTTTGATTTATAGTTAAATCAGCCATGAAGTTTTGACCTAGTCCAAGGGGTAACCCCTG